TTGGTTCGCGGTCTGCGTGGTCTGGTTGAGCCCGCTGGTGTCCTGTCCGGTGATGTTGAGGCGCTCGTTGCCGGTGGTGGTGCGCTGCGGGCTCGACAGGTCAAGCTGCTGCTGCCCCACCGAGGTCACGGCGCCAGTGGGGCCGGTGACGTACTTGCTCGGGTCGATCGCCTGACCCATCGCGTGCTCTTGGTTAATCGCGTCCCAATTGAACGGATGGTCGCCCATGTCCTGCTGCACGCGATCCATGAAGCCGCCGGCCATCGTGGAGCGCTGCTGCTGCAAGCCAAGCTGCTGATCGAGCGCGGCCTGCAACTTGGGATCGAGCGTCTGGTTCTGCGTCCATGACGTGACCTGTTGCCCGGTCGCGGGGTCGATCGTGGCTTGCGCGTCCCACGTGGTCGAGCCCCACGGCGTGTTCTGCGTGGGCCGATTGGCCCACGTCTGCATGTTGGTGATTTCCTTGCTCGCCTGCGCCTGCTGGTTCGCGGCCGCGGTGTAGTCGGGTGCCGGGGGTGGTGACTTGCTGCCCATGATGAAGCTCCTAGTGCGCGAAGCGCCGATCGAGGCGATCCAGCCAGTGACAATCCTCGCGCAGCAGTTGCAGCACGATCAGATCGTCGCCATCCGCCCAGCCGCCGCGCACGCGATGCACTTCGCGGAATCCCAGCTTCTGGTCGAACTTTAAAGCGCGCCCGTTGCTCGCGGCCACCGGCGCCAGCACCGCCTGCAAGTTGAGTTGCCGGAACGGATAGTCGAAGCAGCGCCAGATCAATTTGCGGCTGACCCAATTGCCTTCACCCGCGGTGTGCATCGTGCAGACACGGCCCCAAAAGCCGTTGAACGCCACCACGCCCAGCAGCGACTCGGCGGGCTCCGACACCGAGCCGAACGCTTGGAAGTCGCCGCTCGGCGGCAGATGCACTTCGTGCGCGTGCAAGAATTCGAGCATCACGATCTTCTCGGCAGGCGTCAGTGCGGTGACGACGTAGCTCATGGGGCCGCGTTCCTTCCTTTCACGTCTTGAAAAAGTAAGCAATCAACGCCGAGAAAAACGCGATGATCATGCCTTCTAGCGCCAACGTGATCAGCCGCACCTTGGCTTCGAGTAACGCCACGCGCGTCGGCAGATCAACAGGAAGCGCCGGCATAGTTTATTCCGGCTTCTCGCCCTTGTCGGGGGAAGGATCGCCCGCCTTCACCGCCTGCACCAGCATGTCCTGCCCCGCGTTCCACGGATCGGCGCCGTCGTAGCCGTGATTCTTGGCGTAGTGCTTCACGTACTTGCCCCACGCATTGGAGTCCTGCGACTCTTCGGGCAGCGGATCGGTCTGCACGTCCATCCACGCCGGCGGCGTCGGCAGCGCGTTCAGTTCCGCATCGCTGTAGGCGGCGCCACCACCACCGTTGCGCTGGTTTTGCAGCGTGAGGTACATGGCCGAGAACGCGGCTTCGTAGCGATAGAACTGGCCGCCGCCATCCTCGTACTGATTGATGTAGGCGTCGGTCTGACTGCCGAGCGGCCCGGCCTTCATGCGCTCGCGGATTTCGTTCGCGTTGCTGTTCTTCAACGCGATGAAGTGCAGCATCTGCTTGCGTTCCAGACTGTCAACTTTCAGTGGTTTCATTTTCGGCCTGCCTTCCTTTAAAGTGACTACCTACAACACGCCCTTGCCGTTTTCCGCCATCAGCTTCCATGACGTGAAAATGGTGCCGGGCGAAACCCCGGTGAACGACATCCGCAGCGAGCAGTGGGTGCCCAATCCCTCGGCCCCCACCCATGAATTGAAGAAGTTGCCGGCGCCGCTCCATTGCGCGTCGTCCCACTTCGCGTTGTCCCATGACGCCGCGGCGGTGGGGTTGTAAGTCGGCGCGCCGGCCGGATTCTGAAAGCTCCACTCGGTGTTGATCTGCGCCTTCACGCTCGGCGGCGCGGGCGCGACGAACATCGGCATCACCATCAACGGCCGCTTGGTGTGGAACTCGTCGCTGGCGACGGCCACGAACGCGGTCTGCACGTCGGCAGTCACCTGCGCGCCCGGCGTTGTCTCGTCCAGCGAGTCGTCGCTGTCGCCGACGAACATCTGCATCACCTTGCCGTCTTTGGTGCCGAAGAACAATTTGCCGTCATGCACTTCGAGCGACACCATCGGGACGCCGGTGAACTCGCTCCACCCACCCGACAGCGTGCCGTACACGTACTGCAACGAGGCCAGCGACACGTTGCGCGGCGTGACGATGATCGCGCACTGCTCGCCGGGGTAATGCACCATCTGCCAAAACGTCTGCGAGTAGGTGGCGCCTACATCCTGCGCGATGGTTTCCATGTAGCGCACCCAATCCTCGGTGCCGCCAAGCTCGCCGGCGGGCACGTTCATGCCGCGCCCCGCGGTCAACTGGCTCATGCGCTCGATGCCGTTCTGGCTGATGATCGCCAAGTCGCCGCCGTACTTCGAGGCGAAGCGCCGGCCCACCGGCAGGTGGCCCACCGCCCAGCGCCCGGCGATGCGGAACGTGCTCACGTCGGCGGGATCGGTGCCCTCGTACACCAGCACGTCGCCGCCGCGGCCCATCACCACCAGCTTGTCGTCAATGCCGTCGCCCGCGTCGAGCGTCCACGAGGCCATCGCCGCGAGGTCGCCGCCGAACACCAGCAGCGGGCCGAAGTCGAAGCTCTTGGCCGCGCCTTGGATCGAGAGCACCGGCAAGTACCACGCGATGTTGGAGTTCAGCGCGATGAACCATAGCCGGTTCTTCCACACCATCACGAAATCAAAATCGCTCGCCGCCGCGCCGGTGACGCCGGTGATCGCCGCGGTGCGATCGACCCAGCCGCCCACGGCGTCGTATGTCCACACGCCCGCGCCGGCCGCGCAGATCACGAGGAAATTCTGCCCGCCCGCGCTGAAATTCGTCCAACTCCACACGCCGGGGCTGCGCTGCGCCGGCACCGCCACGCTGATCACCGGCGGCGGCGTGCCCGGCGCTGAGGTCGCCGTCACGTTGTAGATTTTGTTGTCCGCGCAGCCGGCGAACAGCGCCGGCATCAGCGCGCTGCCGGCGCCGCGCGGTGGCAGGTACGACATCACCGAGCGCACTTCACCGGGGATGTCCGAGGCCCAGCGGCGGTAGCCGCGGCGCAACTCGACCCCGTAGCGCCGGCACAGCACGTTGGTCAGCCGCAGCGCCGTGTTCGCGTCCTGCGCGTTGAGCGTATAGCGCACCGTCAGCCCCTTGATCGGGGCCGGGAACATGCCGCCCTGATAGCGCGCGGGCTGCGGGGAAAAGGCGCGTGTAGCTGGCACCTTTAGCTCCACTCGCTAGCGCCGGGCGTGCCTGTCGCTCCTGTCGAGCCAGTGGCGCCCACCGTGCCGGGGGTGCCGGTTGCGCCAGTGACGCCCTGCGGGCCGGGCACCGTGCTCGGCGCGCCGGTGCTGCCGGTGACGCCAGTGCTGCCCGGCACGCCCGTTGCGCCGGTGAAGCCCATCGGCCCCGGCACCGTGCTGGCCGCGCCGGTCATGCCGACCGCGCCAGTGCTGCCGGGCGCGCCAGTGGCGCCGGTGAAACCCGCCGGCCCCGGCACGAACGACGGCGCGCCGGTGGCGCCGGTGGCGCCGGTGTAGCCGATCGCGCCCTGCACGCCGGGATCGCCCTGCACGCCGGTTGGCCCCGGCACCGTGCTGGCGGCGCCGGTCATGCCCATCGGCCCCGGCACCGTGGAGTCGGCGCCGGTGGCGCCGGTGGCGCCGCTCGCGCCGGTGGCGCCAGTGAACCCCATCGGGCCGGGAACGGTCGAGGCGGGGCCGGGCGCGCCGGGTTGACCCGGTGGGCCGGGGATGGTCGAAGCCGGCCCCACCGGGCCGGGGATGCCGGCGGTGCCGATGATGTTGCCGATCAGGATGGCGCCCTCAAGCGGGAACGACAGCGAGAGGATCGGCGAGCCCTTGTCCGCGCCGGCGCGTGACGAGTAGGCGGTGTTGAAATCCGCGGTCGCCGCTTCCGACGACATCGCGTTCCATTCGAGCCACTTTTTGCGCGCCAGCAGTGCGATCAGGTACGCATCGAGCAGGAACCTGTCGCCGTTTTTCGTGACCTGATTCTTGAGCAGCGTCGGATCACTCTCATCAATGATCTGCGCTTTGCTCATGTAGAAAAAGCTGAACGGCTGCGCGGTCGGATAAGGCGGCGCCAGCACCCACAACTTGTCGCCCCGAATCTGCCACTGCGATTGCGCGGCGGGGTAGCCGACCGCGCGGAAGCGCGCCCACGCCTGCGGCGACGTGGGGCCGCCGAACAGCGGCGCCAGTGCCGGTGAACTCCACTGCGTCTGGTCGATGAAGCGGTAGAAGTCCACCGGCAGCGCGAACGCTTTTTGCTTCTGGCCGGCGCTGTCGGCCACTACGTTAATCACGCCTTCCTGCGTCAAGTCCTGCCACTCACGCAGGGCCAGCAACTCCGCGCACGCCTCGGTGATCGCGCCCCGCATCTGCGCGTGCTTGGCGTCCTGCGAGCCCGCGGGGTCAGGCGAAGCCGGATAGCCGACCAGCGTGCAGATGAAATTAATCGCCTGCCCGAAGTCGAACTGCGTGATTTGAAGCGGCACGTTGTTACCGGCGCTGGTTGGCTTGCTGGTTCTTCGCGGGCTCGGCGCGCTGCGCGCCTTCGAGCGCGTTCAAGCGCGAGGCCATTTCGGCGATCACCTGATCGCGCTGTTCGAGTTCCGCCTGCACCTTGCGCAGCGGCGCCTCGTCGTTCTGCACTTCGAGGAACGCGGCGGCCTTGCGCTTCAATTCGAGCGAGCCCGGCAGCTTCATGCACGAGGCGTCCGAAAGCTGCGCCAGTTGCTCGATCGTGCGCACGCCGAGATAGCGGTATTCCTCGATCTGCGCGAGCGAGAGGCGGCCCCACATTTCCAGCGGCGTGCCGTTCAACTGCTCGCTGGTTTCGTTGCGCTTCCAATCCTCGTACTGCTTGCCGAAGCGGCGCAGGTCACCCGCGCCCGCCGGCCGCACCACGATGTTGTCGCGGTCGCCCGGCACCATAATCTGGATCATTTCGACTTCTTTAAAGCGCATCACGCCGGCCTCGGCGCTGGCCGCGTCGTCGCGGGCGGCCTTGCGGAAGAAGCGCACGGCCAGATGCTCGTCACCCTTGCGATTGTCGCCGGGCGAAAAATCCTGCGGATCACCGTCATACGTTTCCATCGTCTGACTCCCTAGCTAGGTAAACGGGTTGTAGGAACTGCCTTTTAAAGCCGCGCCGGCGTTCAGCCGCCGCGTAGTGCCTTTTTGCGCACGTTGATCGCCGCCTGCCGCGCGGCCACGATCGACTGCTGGGGATCGTAGTACGCGCCCCCGGCGCCGTAGTTGTTGATCGCCTGCGCCGACTTCTGGCCGTAGCCGGTGGCGCTCGCGGCATCGGGATCGCCGAGCGACTGCGCCAGCCGTGCCCGCACGTCGCCGTTCTGATCCATGTTGTTGCGAATCGCCATCACGTCGGAAAAGTTCTGTCCGCTCATGCCGTCGCCGCGCGTCGTCGCCAGATTGCGCTGGTAGTCGCTTTGCTGCATGCCGGCCCGCTGCGCGGCCTGCTGCGCCGCGGCCAGCCACGCCGGCTGACCCGGTTGCCCCGGTGGGCTCGCGCCCGGCGGCTGGCCTTGCGGCGGCGCGCCGTTCGCGCCCGGCGGCGCACCGTTCGCGCCCGGCGGCGGGCCGCCCGCAAAGCCGGCCAGTTGCTGGTAGTTGGGCGCGTTGAAGCTGCCGCCTTTACCTGTCGGCTGTTGCTGCTGGCCGCCGAAGCCTTGCATCATCGCGGCCTGCTGCTGCTGCGCGTTCTGCATCGTGGCTTGCTGGTTGTACGGCCCCTGCCCGTACTGCTGCGGTGGTTGCTGCTGGCCGTACTGCGGCCCCTGATAGCCGCCGCCGTTGCCGCCGCCGAACATCGCGCCCATGTCAGCCCCCGCGCAGCGCTTGTGCTTTCAGCGCCTGCCGTTGCAGCTTCGCCTGCTGCTGCGCGTCCTGCCGCACCCCCATGACGCCTGAGGGCGCCGGTGCGGCAGCAGGCATCGGCTTCTGCATCGGCTTCGCCGACTGCTTCGCCAGCGCCTGCTGGTTGGCGCCGCCGGCGGCGTTCTGGCGCTGCGCGTTCAACATGCCTTGCTCGCCGGGCGTCATACCCATGCCGCCACCGCCGCCGGGCGGCAACGCCATCTTGCCCATCGCGGCGTGCTGCGCCGCAAGCTGGTTCTGCATGCCTTGCTGCGCGGGCAGGCCGCCGATCACCCCGCTGCCCGGCGCCAGCGCACTGCCCGGCGCCATCGCGCTCTGCGCACCCATCGCGCCGGCCTGCTGGCCGAAGTTCTGGTTCTGCATCGCCTGTCGCATCTGATCCTGCATCGCCGCGGGATCACCGCCACCCAGCGAGCCCGGCGCGAACGATTGCTGCCCGTTCTGCTGCGCCTGCGCGGCCTGCGCCTCGTTCTGCATCAGGTTCTGCATGTTCTGGAATTGGCCGCCGTACTGCGGTGGCTGCGGCGCGCCGCCCTTGCCGCCACCACCGCCCATCATCTGCTGCCCGTAGTCGGGGGCCTGCCCACCCATTGATGCACCCATCACGTACCTCGCTTGCGCAGTAACTGCGCGGTGAGCGCTTGCTTGAGCAGGCGCGGGTCAGCGTTACTCGGCGGCCTTCTTGTGGCTCTTCTTCTTGCCGTTGTCGGCGTCCTCGCCAAGCTCGTGCGCAAGCTGCTTGTCGAATTCCTTTTCGAGCGCCTTTTGCCCCACCGGATCGGCGGCGGCCGGCTCGTCACCGAGCGCGCGTCGTTCGTTCGCATTTTCACGCTCGACCCGTTCCTTGGTTTCCTGCGCCAGCGCCGCCGCCAGCGAGTCCTCGGCCGCGGTGGCGGCCGCGGCCTCGGCGTGATCCCGCTCGGTGGCTTCGCGCTCGATCACGTCAGCGCCAAGAGTGATGCGTACGAACTGCACGCCGTTCCTGTCCACGAACTCGTAGCGCATGGCTGCTCCTTTTAGGCGGGTGCGGCCGTCGCCGCGACTTCGGACGTGAACACGCTCTGGCCGTTGACGAGGCCGGCGCCGCTGCGGTTGGTGTAGCCGGCGGCCACCGCGTTGCCGTTTGCCACTGCGCCGGTTGCGGCGAGCAGGCGCATGCCGAAGCCAGTGAAGGCAGGGCCTGCACCCGCGTCACGCGAGCCGCCATTGCCCGCGGCCAGCAGCGCGATGCCGGTGACGTAGGGATTGGCGACAAACGGCACGCTGAACTTGTCGGGGGTTGCCACGTTGGCGCTCGACCGGCCGCCACCGATATACATGTAGCGGCCATCGGTGAAGTTGGTCTGCACCACGCCGGCCGGGGGCGGCGCCGCGTAGGTCGGCTTGGTGCCCGGCTCTTGATTGTAGTTGAAGCCTGCTTTTTGCACCGTGATCTGCGGCGCCTCGGCCACCCCGCCGGGGTTGGTGAAGAAGAGCGAGTTCATCCCGAAGCCGATGCCGGTCGAGAGCGCGCCGGTGGACTGCTTGCCCACCGGGTCGCGGTCGAGTGGCGAGCCCTTCGGCCCCGACAGCGGATCGAAGATGACCGGGCGGCCAGCGTTCGGGTTGGCCGCGTTGTTGACGGCGCTATCGCCGGGGAGTCCTGCGGGCATGATGTTCCCTTTCGCTTTAAAGTGATGACGCGGCGATGCTTGCGCACCGCCGCGAAGAGCGCCGCAGTGACAGGGCTACGGGCTCTTGAGCCGGCCTTGGAAATACTGGCCCGAGCACGTCATGTTCCCAGCCCACGCCAGAATCGTCACTTCCGCGTCCTGATTGATCGCGTAGCGCTTGTTCGGCGAGAGCGGCACCATGTCGCGCCGCGCATGCGGCCGCCACTTCAAGAATTTCGTGTTGAGGAACAGCGCCGTCTTGGCCGGCGCGCCGGTGCCCCACGAGGAACTGGCGAAGTAGATGCCGCCGTCGAGCACGACATCCGCGTCCATGAACTTGATCGTGGGGAAGCCGAGCCGCGCGCTGCCGGGATCGGTGAAGCGCTGCTGCGCTTGCAGCGAGGCCATGTAAACGCCCCACATGAAGTTGTCCACGATGATGACGTTCGGGCGATCCTGCCCGCGCACGAGGTTGGCCCACGTGTCGTTCATCGCGCCTTGGATCGTGTCTTTCGCCGCGGCCGCCGCCATCAGGTTGAAATACGGCCGCCAGAAGCCCCACGTGGCGCGGTCGATGCCGCCATAGGTGCCGGTGGCAACCCGGCCGGTGGCGCCCGCGCTGGGCACCGCCGCGTCGATCCCGCTGATGCTCTTGCCGCCGGCCGTGGTGCCGTCGCCGTAGAAGCCGAAGCTCAGGATGTTCGCCATCGTGGATTCGCCCACGCTGATGCGTGCATCGAGCAGGTCGATCATTTGCTCGCGGCCTGAGTTCTGCAAATCTTCGAGGCCGCTCATCACGATCGGCACGGCCGCTTGCTTGAGCGTGAAGCGTGCCGCGCTGATGACATCCTGCGCCGCCACCGGCAGCAGGTCATAGCCGGAATAGAAGCCGCCGTTGTTGTTCTCGGCGAAGGCCAGTTCTTCGAGGATTTCCGAGCCGCCGGAAATCGTTTTGACGTTGCCCTTGTCCTTGATGTAGGCGAGGCCAGCGTTGTTGTTCGTCACGTTGTCGGCGATCTGCTTCGACCGCGACTCGATGGTGGTTGCGACGATATCGGTGACGCTAGGAAAAGACATAGCTCCCTCACGGAAAAAGTTGACGATAGAAGCGGAAATCGCTTAGTCGTCGCCTTTGACGGTGGGGGAGCCAGTGCCTTTAAAGGCGGGGCTCGCTCCGGGGCAGAGGATGGCGCGGCGCGGGGGCGCCGGGTTCATACCCGAAGGCGGTACGGTGCTGCGAGCCAGAAAAATTTACGCGCTAGTGTGAAGGGTGTCAATGGCCGCTTCCAAACTCGCGCGCACCGAAGGGTTGGCGCCCGCGCTGACTGCCATGCGCGCCGCCGGTGGCGCCGGCCCGGTGGATAAGCTGCTCGAAGCGTGCCGGGCCGCGGCCAGCGTACGCGCCGCCTGCGAGGCGCTCATCCGCATGCCGCGGCTCTCGACCACCTTGCGCACTTCGGGCTCGATCATGATGGCCCGCTGGTACGCATCTTCCATGCTCATTTCGATCCCGCGCTTGGCCGCCGCGTCCATCACGTCGGCCATCGTCAGGCGCACGTCATCGAAGAACTCGTGGCGGCCGTCGGCCTTGAAGGCCGCGACTTCACCGCGGATGCCGTCGGCGTTCTGCTGCTCGACCTGTTGCAGCAGCGCGTCGAGGCGCGGATCGCGGAACTGCTGCTGCGGCATCTGCGGTGGCATGCCGGCCTGCGCGTTGGGGTACACCGGCATCTGGCCGCCGCCGCGGATCGCGCTCGCCAGATGGGCGTCGAGCGCATCGAGCGGCACCGCGTAGCGCTGCACCAGCGCCGCGACGAACGCAGCGCGATCGCCCGGCGGCCCGGTGCGCAGCAGCGTGGCCGCGCGCAGGTAGTCATGGAACGCGCTCAACGGCTCGCCACCCTCGGCTTCCATCAGCGCGCGGTAGGGCTCCACCACCGCGTTGAAGCGGCCGATCATGCTGCGCATGTGGGCGTTCTCGCGCAGGCGCTCGACCTGCTCGCCTTCGCGCCGGTGAATCTCGGCCTGCACGTCAGGCGCCAGCGTTTTCCAGTGCTCGCGCAGCCCGGCCTTCCAACTGGCCGGCGCCGGGGCCATCGGCTCGGCGCTGGGGGCCGCCGGCGCCGCGCGGGGTGCTCCCGGTGCCGGCGGGGCCGCCGGATCGCGTAGCGGGGCTTCTGGTGGCGCGGCCAGCGAGGCTACGCCGCCCGCCTCGGGCGAGGCGTTGGGATCAACCTCGACGTGCTCGGTGATCGCAGCTTCGATCGAGTCGCGCAGGCTGGGCTCTTCAACGGTGCTATCGGGCGCTTCGGTGTCGGGGGTCATCGACGGCCTCTCTTGCTTTCAAGTTGGGCAATCACGCGGGCGATATCGTGCTTGCGGTTGGGATCAACGCCGCGGGCGATGCGCTCGCGCTGCTCGGCGTGGCGTTGCCAGTGCCCGCCGCCGTAGTCATCGACGGTGGTGAGCCCGGTGCGCTTCATGTAGTCGCGGTGCTTGCTGCGACTGCTGATGTCCGCACCGTCAGTGGTGCGCAGGCCGTCGTAGTGCCGATCGCCCCACAACGCGCTGTCGGTGCGCGCGCTGTCGGGCTCATGGTCGGCCGTGACCTCGTGAAATTCGAGGGTCACACGGTCTTGGATGAAGCGCCGCCGGGTCACACCGCGTCCTGCGTCGGCGCCAGTTCAAGCTCGCGCACTTCATATTCGAGCACGTAGCGCTTGCGCCGCTCGGGACAGGTCAGCATGGCGCAGAACACCGTCGCCTTCGGGCTCGGTGTCGGCGTATCGGTGTCGCGGCGGATCATCATGATGTTGCCGCAGACGCCGCAGAGCGGCGCGCCCGGTGTAAGCAGTACCTTCATAGTCGTCCTCTCAGCCCGTTAAACCGGGCAGGCCCGGCAGCGCCGGCATGGCGCTCGGTGGCTTGGATGGGAAGCCGCCGGTCACGCCCGGCGGCGGTTGCGGCCCCGGTGCGCCCGCAGGCGCGCCACCCGGTGGCGGGGGGCCGCCCTGCGGCCCCGGTGGATCGGTGTTGACCATCGCCTTCACCTGCTGCGCGTTCTGCATGCCGAACATTT